GGGAGTGATAGGTTAGCTCCTCCTACCTTTTGAAATGGAGTAGAGAAGGATTGATATCCCTCAACTATCTCTGCTGTTTGTGGCTTGCTGCCTATAAATCTGTTATACCATGCCATTAGTCATAGATTGAATTAGTTTGTATCCCTGCCACTACCATGCGACCTTCCTCTATCATAGTCAATCCTGTAGGATCAACTGTTGGAGTAGGACTCTGATATACTTTATATCTGTATTGCCCCTTAATAAAGTCAACATCAATAGGGTCTTCGATAGTAAATAGGTTATATCTTGAAGGCCATGAGGAACTATCAACTCCCTGCCAATAGATAGGGTTAGCTGTAGTGTCAAACTCATCCTCAAATTCAAATAAATAATAAGGATTAGAGATTGTTGTAACCTCTGTAAGTGTCAACACAAAGGTGTTAACTGTATCCTTCTCAAGATATATCATACCTATATTGTATCTCAAAGAAATAATTATTAAAAAAGCCCCACCGAAGTGAGGCTCTTAGTTTATAATCTATGGCAAGATTAAAGGAGACTTGGTATGATAGTAGCATCAACCTCATAAGCCAAAAACTCATTCTCAGCTACAAGTGTTACACTGTACTTAGAGCCATCTGCTCTTGTAGTTCCTGATCCTTCACCTGTTGCAGATAATTGCAAAAATGGGAAGTACCAATATTTACCATTAGCATCCTCAGCAATACCTGCTAAGTACTGTTGTCCTGCTCCTAATACTTTAATAGCTTTTGTTTTCTCTTGATCTCTTCTATGGAACATCAAATTGATAGTTGCAGTTACATAGCTTGAGCCATTAATTAAATCAATAGCAGAGTCCTCTGTAAATGAGGATACGTTTCTTCTGAACTCTAACTCAATGAAGGGGTCACCTGTAGGTATAAATGTAATACCATCAACAATCCAATTAGTTCCTGTCTCATCTGTAGAGATAGATTGGATGTTATCTTGTTGGTTTACATAGAACTTATAGATACCTCCTGAGTTATTGTCACAGCTTTTTAAAATTGTTTCTAAAGTTGCACAGCTCATTTTAGTTTTTTTTAGTGTTTAAAAATAGGGGGTATTGCTACCCCCGTTATATATAAGGGAGAGATTAGTCAAAACATACGTTATACAACACAATCTCTGCAGGGTTAACATAATGGAATCCTACTTTCATGTTAGCACGAGTTCTTAAATAAGGCTCAGCAACTGAATCAGATAAGTTAACAGCTTTCAATGCTTTGTCATCACCCTCTGCATCAAATGCATAGATAAGGTTATTTCTCAAAGTCAACAAGATAGTGTTATCTGGCATACCTTCACAAACAACTACATTGATTCCTAAGAATGTTAAACCTAATGGAGTAGTAACATAAGTCAAAGTGTTACCTTGTGCAGCAGCAAGCTCATAAGCGTTAGCTACATTAGTAGATACATAAAATCTTAACTCAGTTTTTCTTCTGCTAATAGTTGAAGGAGCAAGAGCAAGCGTAGCACTTAATTGATCAAGTACATTTGATGTATCAATAGCACCTGCATACAATCCATTCACTGCCTCATCTCCACAAAGTCCTTTCAAGTATCCATTACACAAAGACAATAAATCATCCTCAGACTTTGTATCACCTTGCCATCTCAACAACTCGATATCTTGACCGATAGTCATTGCCATTTCATTCCAATAGTATGACATAAAAGATGCAACAGTGAAATCACCATTAGATCCTTTTGCCATTTGCAATGCTAAGAATGATTGCTCTAAGTCAAACTGACATAATTGAGCCATAGCTGACAAAGGACATACATCGATATCAACTGCATCTAATGAATCATTAGGAGCAGTGAAGTTACAAGTAGATGCTTGTAAGATGTTACCAAAAGTTACATTCGCTAACTTAGTCTTAGACTTGATGCCTGGCAAAGAGCGAAAGTTAGATGCGATATCCTCTGATTGAAGATATGCTTTGGAGTAGAACTCCTCAGGGTTGGCACACAATAATGCGTTAGTCTCAACCTCTAAATTAAATTTTAAATTACGGTTCATTTTATTTGGTTTTTGAAAATTTTACAAATTCTTTAAATAGCTCTCTTGAGCTCATCTTTTGGTTCTTAGCCTCAACCTCAATCTCCTCATCTCTTGGAGCTAAGTACTCCTCCATTTGGTTCTTAAGGTCAGCTATGATAGCAAGTAGTTGATTAACTTGCTCCTCAATCACAGGTGATACTATTGCAAGTACAGCCTCAGCATCAGTAGTTGGGTCAACTGCCATCTCAACATCCTCAGCGGCAGCATCTGCCTCCTCCTCTTGTACATCCTCTGCAGCCTCATCAACTGTAGTCTCAGCTTCCTCCTCAACAGCCGGCTCTTCTGCCATCTGTTCTTCTGCCATTTCAGCAGGTGCATCCTTAATCTCGATAACCTCACCGTCTTTTACGACATAGATTTTATCCTCGATCAAGTGTTCTCCATCAGGTAACTTCATTGTATTTAGTTTTAATAATTCCGATAGTTTAAGTCCTAAGAATCCCTCAATAGAATACCCTACTTGACCTGACTCAACAAGGCTATCATAGTACTCCTTATCAGTTACTTGACTTGTTAGCATCAATGTGCCCTTAGGTACTTCAATACCATAGGTAGTGAATGCTTTGTCCTTTTTAGGGTTCTCAACTATCCAAGCCTCAAGGATGTAGGCAGGAACTTTCTCCTGTGCCTCATGCTCTAAGTTAAAGATATCTTTGTTCTGTAGGTTCTGCATGAACTTAGCATGAATAGACTCAATGACCTCCTCTGTGAATAGCACATCATACTCAGTGCCATCCTCATCTCTACGATAGATTGACATTGGTATCATAGCAGGTGCTACAATACGCATCTTAATGTCATCTGAAAATGTCATTGGAGTAGCTTGATTGAATGCCATACCCTTAACCTTAATAGCAGGCTTGGCAGTGAAGGCAATCATCTCAATCCCTAAGTCCTCTCCATCAGAATACTCAGGATCTATTGTTATCTTATAGACAGGTCTATCCATGCCTATATTGTAAATAGTGTTATATTTGTTAAAAATTAAAATCTATGGTAAAAATTTTAGACAAAGAAATTCCTAATCAATTGAAGGAGTTAACAGTGCAACAGTTTGAGGATATCACATCTATCCATGCACAACAGGACTTAGATGCTATTGAGAAACATCTGAAAGTATTTGAGTTGTTTGGTATCACTGAGAATGACTTTGAGGATACCACCATTGAGCAGTTCAAAACTTATGTCAAGGAGTTTAACAACATCAAAGGTAAGCCAGAACTACAGTCAACTATTGAGCTTGATGGATACAAGTACACAGCCTTTGAAGGTGAGGAGTTTAAGTTATCAGTGAGAGACACTAAACATATTGAGAAGGTCATGAACTCTAAGCATAAAGGATACATCTCTGAGATGTTAGCTATCTTATTCAAGAGAGATGACCTAAGCAAAGCTGAACACTATGACTCTGCTCACATAAAGCATAAGGCAAAAATGATAAGAGAGCTCAAGTCAGAGTTAGCAGTGCCTTACTTAGTAGAGATAGGACAAAAACTGTCCAAAGAAATCAAACGCAATGAAGCTCCCGAAATCGTGGAGTGAGATTGATGTCCTGCAGTTTAAAGAGATAAGAGAGTTATATTCTATTGAGGAGGTATTTGCCAGAGAGATAGAGATACTCTCAGCTCTTGCAGGAGTGAGCTCAGATGAACTTGAGGATTTAGATGTAAGTGAGGTTAGTAATATGCTCAATGATATTACATTCATTAACTCTGAGCCATCTAAAAACTACAAGAGAGACATTGAGCAATGGAAGGTCAAGCCACTATCTAAGCTGACCTGTGGTGAGTTCATTGACTTAGAGTATTTCTTTGCCAATGACTACATCAAGCATCTTTGTCATATAGCATCTATCATGTACAGGCAACATACCACTAATGAGTGGGGACAGTTGAGCTTTGAGCCTTATGAGTTCAATCCATTTGACAGGCATGAACTATTTGATGAGTACTGTATCAATGATATCTATGGTATTATACCTGAGTACCTATCATTCAGACAGAATTTTATGGATAAGTATCACTTACTTTTTAATGAAGAGGATGGAGATGAGGAGGATGAGAATAAACCAATGACATCCGATGAGTCTAAGGCACAAGCTGAACAAAAGTCTGCTGTAAAGTGGGGATGGGAACGACTGCTCTACTCACTTTGTAATGAGGATTTGACTAAGTTTAAGCAAGTCACTGACCTGCCTCTTATCCTTACCTTTAATATGCTGTCAATGAAAAAAGAACTTAATCTGTAAAATCTAATTTTCCTGTAAAGTTACCTCCAATAGGCTCGAATGTGTAGATAATAGATTTCTTTTCACCAAGTATCTGAGCCACTTGTAAGATAGGATAACGCTCAGTCATCCATTCAGTGTATTGTTGATAGATTTCTGTAGTAATACCCTCTGCATCTAACCTATCACTAAGCTGAGCACAGAACTCATAAGGGGGTATCACTCCACCATTCCATAGATTAGCTCCATTATTAAGAAACCCAAAGTAATACATAGCAATAATCTGTATCTCAAGCTCACCTAATGCAGGGATTTTAGCATTGATACGCACAGAGTCATACAAAGCACCTGTATCAATAGCTCCTGCCTGAGAAATTAACTGCTGCAGGATGCGTTGTATCTTTCTCCTTGTAGGATACTTAACATTGAATATACCATTATTTGCGTAGCGTGCCATTAATTATTTTTTATCTCCAAAACTAATGAATTAATTAGTGTTTGATTTAGTTCTGAATAAGCTACTTTAAAATAGTCATCTGGATTATTATTAACCCAATCAGCAAAATCACTGTTGTAAATTGCTATCCTTGTATAATCCTCTTGTAACTTGTTATCAATAGGCTTATTTGCATAAACATCCTTAATAACGGCATCTAAAGATGGCAGCGTGAATGAGTCAACTAAATAAGTATTTGTATCTGTAATTAATTGAGTTTGACCATAGCCAAAAATCAATATTGTATTATAGTTTTGCATCTTAATAAATTACTTCGGTTGTTTGTATGTTTGCAACCCATTGAATGTTGGTTGCTGTAGCTCCTTGTATTTGTATTCTTAAACCTCCATTTGTTGTATCTGCTGCAAGAGTTGGTGTTCCCCAAGCAGGAGTGTTTTGAACAAGTGTTACATTAGAAATTAACAAAGTTGTTGCCGCTGCATTCGCTCCCCTTACAAGTAAGCCGTCAATATCCCATGCTGCAACATTTGTAGTTGCTGTTTGTTTGGCAATAATAGTTCCTTTGAATCTGTATGAAGAATTATTGTTTAAAATTAATTGATTATTTGTAGCAGCAGCAGTTCCATCAATAGTAAACGCTACAGGTGTTAATCCTGTAGTTCTTTGAGCAAAGATAAAAGTAGATGTTTGAGCATCACCAACAACAGCGTGCAATTTTCCGTATGCATTTCTTCCTATGATACTATTGACATTTCCACCATACCCTAATGCTTGGCTAAAACTACCATTTGCAATACTGTTAGCTCCACCAGCTAATGAATAAGAACCACTTGCAGTATTACTTGCTCCACCAAGTACTGTAGCATATTGACCACTTGCAGTATTACTTTGACCACCTATATTAGATGTATAGTTGTTAGTTGAAACATTACCAAATCCACCTAAAGAGGATGCAGCATAAGCTGTCGCAGTATTACCTTGTCCACCACCTACGGTAGTTCTTGATGCACTTGCCGAATTGGAAATACCTCCACCAACTGTTGAAAAATCAGATGAGGCTGAATTACTCTGACCTCCTCCCACTCTTGATTGTGTCCCTGATGCTGTGTTATCAACTCCTCCACCAATTGAAGCATCAGTATTAGTTGCTCTATTTCTATACCCTCCAGATATTACTGAATTATTGCCACTTGCTACTTCTGTATTTGCAAGCCTACTTAATTGAAAATCAACAGCACCTGTGCCTCTTTTATTGCCACCAGCAACAAGTCCATCAGGAATATCAGCAATGATAGCCCCGTTACCTTTTGGAATGATTGCAAAGTCAGCATTTGTTGCAGCACTTACTGCTGTTAAACTATCAACAGGAGTAGTTGCATTTGGAGCAGAAGTGTTTTGTGCTTCTGTAAAATAATTTAATCCAGCTGCAATTGTCCAAGTTCTATTACTACTTAAATCTTGTGTTATTCCATTTATAGTTATGTTTCTTGTTGTAGGGACTGGAGTGTATCCTAATGCAGCTGCAATAGTTTTATTCTTCCATAGCTGAGTTGAGCTTTCATATATCAAGGCATCATTGTTAGCAAGCGTGCCTGTGTTAATGTAAACATTATGCAACTCATCAAGTTCCCATCCGTTCATTATCTTAACGTAAATTTTACCATGAACAGCGTGTGCATATTCAACGTATCCAATTACTACGATGTGACCCGTTAAACTCGTTGGTTTTATATTTGTTAATTTACCAGCAACCGTTGGCGACAAATAAAGAACATCGCCATCTGACCACGATTCACCTTGTAAACTACCTGTCGTATTTATTTCTTCAAGTTGTCCAACTGTTATAATAAATCCCTCTTGATTTGTTGCAATGGTTTCTGTAACAAGTCCGATTGTATCTGCTGAATTATTATCATTATTCGCTTGGGCATAATCTACAGCTAATCTTTGACCTTGAGCACCTGATACTCTAACAGCTTGATAAGCAGCCTTAGTTAGTGTAGCATTAGGTGTTACCTTGTTCACTATTCTTGCAACTAAATCAACACCATTCTTAAGAATAACAGAGCCACCCTTCAAGGTTGTTTCTGAACTGCCTAATGTATTATTCCATCTTGTAGTACCAACTGCTGCTGTGCCTGTTGGAGATACATCTAATGTTAGCTGATCTGCTTTGAGTTCAAACTCACCTAAGTCAACATTAGAAGTAGCTCCTGTGTAAGGAACATATGTACCACTCACACCACCAAAGACCTCAGCCCCTGTGATAGAACGTGTCTCATAACCTGAGCCTGTTTGAACACTTACCTCAAGTAAGTCAGTAGGATCAAGGTCTGACCCCTTGGGAGTCATCTGAGATATTTTCTGTCTATTGATAGCCATACCTATATTGTATTACTCAGGTAAATTTGTTATAATAGGAACTTGACAATCTGTCCAATTACTCATGTCAACATCTAATGTCATGACCCACCCTGCTGCATAGTCTAACACTTGATTATTCAATGGCACTATGGCAGGTTGTCCTAATACATCAAAGCTATAGTCATCACTGAAAGTAAAGTAGTTCACTAAGTCAACTAATATTTGATGGCAGTCTGAGAGTATTACAGTGATATTAGCTCTATCCTTCTGGATAATGTCAAGGCAGGTTATCTCTAAGCTCATTGTATTAGTGTTCTCAGTTGCTATAGCTGTGATAGGTGCTATAAACACAAGAGGATATTTCTCATCCTTTGTGGCAAAGTTAGGTAACTGCTCCACAAAATCGCTGCCTACTTTTTTTACCTGTAGATGTGAGTTATAAAATGCCTCTATCTTGTTGATTAATGCTTGATAACTTGTCATAGTTCTGCGTTCTTTTGTATCTTATTTACTTTGTTCTGTGTATCAGTCATCTCAGTCTCACTCACTATAGCATTGACTGTGATAGTCTGACCTTGCTGTGCTCCCTCTCCACCTACATTATTGAGTTGATTGCCTTGACCGAATAGACTAACTGATGGAGTTGCCATGCCTCCTGTTGTGCTACCTCCACCTGTGAAACTATTTGTATCTGCAGTTGGAGCATTACCTCCACCCTCAAAGGATGTACTTGCTATTGTTGCTAAACTTGT